TACATACTTACCGTACTGTGCATAAGAAGACAAATCTCACGGATATTATACATAGGTGGGCGCCAGAACCAGAAAATAAGCCGGATAACTATGTAGCCACCATAAGAAAGCTAACAGATTTTGAAAGGGATGAAGAGATAGACAGTGCAGATAAGTTATTTGACCTTTTAAAAGCAATGACTATAGAGGAGAATATGGGTTGGTTTCCTTATGATGAAGAAGATATACGGGAAGGGATACGAAGATCGGGTAATTGGTAGTGGAAGAAGAGCTTTCCAATGTTGAATTAGCGGCACAAAGAAGAGCCACTGTTGGAAAGTGGGCTAATGCGCTTTTTGATAAACTCTTTGTTGCACCTGTTGATAAGATAGAAGATGTAATAATGGGAGAAGATGGGAAGTATTCAGATCTTTTCACAGAAGATAGAAGACGTAAGCTATTGAATATGCCTTTTAACCCTACAGCAAATATCTTGGGTACTCTAAAGCCGGAATCTGCCGGGACTCTTGTAAGGGAAGGTACTTCCCCTATGAACCTGATAGGTGGCGGTTTGGTAAAAGCGGGTATAACATTCCCTAAAACGCTTCGCGCATTCCTAGCAAATATTGATAATTATGTCGGCGGATTTTATGCAAAAGGGGATGCGGTTGGCGCTCAAAAATTAATGACAGCCGCTAACAATCTCCATAAGGGTGGCTGGAAAACAGTACAGCAGTATTTAAGCCCTCTTCATTCTGCTAGATATCGTGAGGGTGGATTACCATTAGCCGCTACGGAAGTATTAGAGAAGGCTATAAATAAGCTAGATGAGTTAAGGGATATATCAAAATCCAGAAAGCTCACGGCCGATGAGTTGTCAGAATCAAAACATATGGGTAAACTGATTGTGGGTCAGTTGGGGTATGACTCCCTTATCGCCAAACAGGGTAGAGCTTTAACCCCGTGGCTTGATGAGTGGAAAAATATTCATTACCATGATGTTGTGCCATTTAATAAGGAATCATTTAGATCTGTAGCTGATATACCGAAAACTACTACATCTCAAAAGGATATGGATATAGCTTTTGATGTTATTTCAAATACATGGAAACAGGGCGGCAAGGGTTTGGGTCAGGATGGTAAAGATGTCTACATGGCTATTAAAAAGGCTAGAGGCCCAAGATCAATAGGTATGCATGATAATGATTTATGGACTTCCTCTAAAGGAAAGGAATTAAGAGATCTTCTAATAGCCAATGGAAAACCTTACAAAACTATAGATGAGCTTGATAACCAGTTATTAGAGCGCGGTTTCAAAGTTGTTAATAGATCAGATGATGGTGTATGGATTCAGACATCCCCGGAAAGAGGGTCTGGATACGTTGAGGGTGGAACTAACGCTCTGGTAAAAATAAAGAAAGATAGAAACTTAGTCTTATTCACTTCTGATGAGCATGATCTTTTCGGCATGGTTCCACCGGGGCATGACAGAATGGTTACCATTTTGCCGCCGTGGACAATGAACCTTTTTACACCTGTTACTAAAAGGAAAGGTGTGGGTGCATCTTCCAGAAAGGTCGTAGATACCAAGCCTCAATACACCTCTAAAGAAGCTATAGAGAAAGCTAAGAAAAGACTTGAAAAAGATGACTATGAAATTAAGCCGTCATCTGGTGGGGGAGGAGGCAATATGACTTCTGTTCTTACTAAAGCTCAAGAGTTTGAGGCCAGAAAACTTTTAGGACAACAGCCTGAAAGTTTAAAGATGGGACACTTCCTTAGAACTAGAGGCGGAGCAGGGTTATTAGCCGGACAACAGATGGAAAACTTATGAGAACAGATAAACAGGAAACATTTATAGAGCAATACTGCTTGAGCGGAAACGCCTCAAAAGCGGCTGAAATGGCGGGTTATTCCCATGCCAAACAAAGAGGCCATGAGCTAAAGAATAAGTTCTCTAAAGAGATTGAGGATCGCCAGAAGAAGATGTTACAGGACTGCGTTCCCGGTGCATTGGCACAACTACAAAACTTGGTACATTCCGCTGAATCAGAATCTGTTCGTTTAGGTGCGGTTAAAGATGTGTTGGATAGAGCGGGATTAAAACCTGCTGAAAAGATTAAGCAGGAAATCTCTCATGTAGAGACTGCTTCCACCGATGAACTGCAAAGGGAACTGGAGGCATTAATCGGAACATCTGATATCTCAGAAATCCCAGAACTGGTGAACTAAAGTGGGCGTTAAGGGAACTAAAAATATTTCTTCAGAGTTAAGTGAAAAAATATTTCAGGTAGCTAATAGGGAAGAAGCAAAAGGTTTAACCAATAAGCAAATTGCTGAAATTGTAAATAAAGAATATTTAGAAGAGACTGGAAAGGCATCAAATATAGGTGAGAGCAGTGTTCGTAGGCATGGGAAGGTTAGTAGGGGTAGTGGTTATCGTAGTGTAGGAAACTTAGTACATTCTATGGATGATGTTATTTCTAATCTTGTGGCAAATAATTTATCTACAGAGGGAACAGAATCAGAGCTTAGGAGAAGGTCTAGCCAAGCAACGGCAAGAAAGAATCTATCTTCTAGAGCTAGGATAGGGGCTTTTCTTAGTCGGAGAGCGACAAGATCAACAAGTCCAGAGATTAAAAAAGAGGCAACCAGATTATACGAAAGATATAAAAATGAACCCTCTTTCCCGAAAACGAAAGCGGATTATGCTAAGATAGATTCATTGAGAATTGGTAGTGGGTATAGAGGAGTATCAGGTAGGCCACCCGGAACCGGTAGGGGGGGCACATTTAGAGAGACAGAATTAGCTGGCCCAGTTCCCGACGAAATAAAACAGTTTACGAAACATGTGGATATTATAAATGATCGGGCAAATATGCTTGCTAGATTAGGAATAATAACCCCAGAAGTAAGAGATTCATTAAGGATTAGTAGCGGTCATGCATTAAGCAAAAGTGATTCTTTGTGGCCGCAATTAAGAAATTCACCCTCTAATGTATTTTTGCAACCATTAGCTGAAAATCTAAGAGCCGGAAGTAAGGCTACTGCAAAAGATATATACGAATACATAAGAATGAATGAAAGGATGCCGGGAGCTGGAACCGACAAAAAATCATTAAGAAGTATGTATAGTATTAATAATATTTTAAAGGCAAATAATTTAGAACCAATACCAGAAGAAACAGTAAAGTATTTTAGGGGGTTGCCCAGCATTAGGTCTTGGGCTTCGAATGTTGGAAAAAATATTGTAAGCGGTGTGGGAACTACAAGTGGGGATGTTAGCGGTGTCGTAAAAAGAAGTTTAATAAATTTACTTGGAAGCCGCGCTGGTAACCGTGTTCTAAAATCTGGAAAGTATGCATTACCCGCTGGAATTTTAGCATTAGTAGCCGGTAAAACTCAAGCATCAGATTTGCCGTGGCTTGCCGCAGATTTTGCTACAGGGGTAGATTCAAGAAAATTTATAAAAGGGATGCAAGATCAACAGATGCAGAGGCATGGTCAAAGTTATGGGGATTACGCTAGGAGTAGCAGAGTTGGTCAGGCAGTATCTGGTATAATAGATTTTCTCACTAATGAAGAAAACGAATACAGAGAAAGATTAAAGCATAGGCTTTTATAATGCCAATACAATCATGCACATTAAAGAGCGGTAAGAAAGGATGGAAATACGGGAAATCTGGGAAATGCTATGCAAATAAATCAGATGCAGAACGTCAGCGGGACGCAATCCACGCAAGCGGATACAAGAAGGGAACTCGAAAAAGCGGTAGAAATCGCTAGAGAAATTAGAAACAGAGAACGGTATAATAAGCTCGACTTCTACGACCCGTACCCTTACCAAAAGAACTTCCATGAAACAGGGTCAGAAGCCAATCAAAGGCTTCTCATGGCGGCTAACCGAATAGGTAAGTCCTATTGTGGGGCCGCAGAAATGGCTTATCACTGCACTGGGTTATACCCAAAGTGGTGGAATGGCAGAAGGTTTACAAAGCCTGTAGTGGCATGGGCAGGTGGCGTATCAAACGAAACCACCAGAGATATTGTACAGTTTGAATTATTGGGTTCCCCTGATGATCCAGAAGCATTTGGATCCGGCGCAGTCCCAAGAAGTTGTATTATAAAAACAGAGCGCAAACCGGGCGTACCTAACGCAAAGAGCATGGCACTAATTAGACATGTTTCCGGGGGGAACTCCTCTTTATTTTTTAAGGCATATGAGATGGGAGTAGATAAGTGGCAGGGAAGAAGTGTGGACTGCTGTTGGCTTGACGAAGAACCAAGTCGAGAGCTGTATTCACAGGCTGTAACACGAACCCTTGACCGGCGCGGAATGGTCTATATGACCTTCACGCCGGAAAACGGTATGACAGAAACAGTCGCCTCCTTTATGAACCGTTTACAATCCGGTCAATCACTCACTAACGCCACATGGGATGATGCTTCTGAGAAGATCATGTCCATGAAGGGTGAGAGAGGGCATTTATCTGAATCTGTTATGGAGCAGATCTTATCCTCTTATTCTCCTCATGAGAGGGAAATGAGAAGATACGGTAGACCTTCAATTGGCTCCGGTCTTGTATTTCCTTTTGGTGAGGAAAAGATCATTGTAGAGCCTATACATATAGAGGAGCATTGGCCTAGAATAGCAGCGATAGACTTCGGGTGGGATCACCCCACAGCGGTTGTCTGGTGCGCTGTAGATAGGGATACCGAAACATTTTATGTGTACGACTGTTACAGAGCTTCTAAAGCCTCACCGTCCGTACATGCTGATATAATAAAGTCAAGGCCGCATTTTATACCCATAGCCTACCCGCATGACGGCAATCGCAGGGATAGCATGGGAAATCCGGGCTTGGCTGACCAATATAGAAATTTAGGTTGTAATTTTCTTCTGGAGCATTTTACAAATCCACCGGCTCTTGGCGTTAATAAAGGGTCTAACAGTATCGAAGAGGGTTTGATGGCCATGCTACAATTAATAGAGGCCGACAAATTTAAAGTTTTCTCAACCCTATCAGACTGGTTTGAGGAGTTTAGAATGTATCATAGGAAGGATAATAAGGTGGTTCCTATAAGGGATGATCTTATGTCTGCGACAAGATATGCATTTCAATCACAACGGTTTGCTGTTTCCGGGAAAGATCCCGCATGGACGCAAGACGTAGAATATAGGAATTATGGAATAGTTTAATGGCTAAAGATAAAATTACTGAAGAAGATCTAGTTTCTAGAATCAGAGGTGAGATTACCGATTCTCTAGGATACATGGGAGATACGATCTCCACCCAGAGAGAGATGGCTATGAAGTATTACTATAGCCTTCCCTTTGGAAATGAAGTTGATGGTAGATCCCAATATGTAGATTCCACCGTTCAGGACACCATTGAGTGGATTAAACCTTCTTTAATGAGAGTGTTTGCTTCCGGCGATGAGATGGTTAAATTTAATCCTCATGGTCAGGAAGATGTAGCGATGGCTCAACAAGCCACAGATTATGTGAACTATGTATTTACTAAAGATAACCCCGGCTGGGAAATTCTTTATTCGTGGTTCACGGATGCTCTATTAAGTAAGAACGGAATAGTTAAAGTATGGTGGGATGACTATGATGAAGAGAAGAGAGAGGAGTATCAGGGTCTTGATGACTATTCTTTTGAGTACCTAATTAACTCTCCAGAGGTTGAGGTTGTAGAACATACAGAGTATGAGGACGTTGAGTACGAGTCCCGAGAAATTATAGAAGAACCCGGCATGGTTGAAGAACAGGCTACTATGGCCGGGAGAATGTTACATGATGTTGTTATAAAAAGAACAACATACAGTGGAAGGATTAAAATAGAAAACGTTCCCCCCTCTGAGTTTCTTATCTCAAGAGAGGCAAAGTCTATACAGGATGCAACGTTTGTATGTCATAGAGTAGAGAAAACCTTATCTGAATTAAGAGAGATGTACCCAGATGAAGATCTGGATGCTGAAAGTCTTGGCGGAAGTGATGAAGACCTCATGGCCTTTTCCGCAGAAAGACTTGAGCGTTATGCGTTTGATAAGTCTGCTGAATACTGGGGAGTAGGTGCGGGTGATGCGTATGATGACGAATCCCTGCGTAAATTCTGGTTGCATGAGTCTTTTCTTAGAACAGATTATGATGATGATGGTATTGCAGAGCTAAGAAAGATTTGTACGGTGGGATCAACTGTGCTTGCTAACGAAGCAATAGATTCAATTCCCTTTGTCTCTATCACTCCTATAAAAATTCCACATAAGTTCTTTGGTTTATCTATAGCTGATTTAGTTATGGATCTTCAATTAATGAAGAGTACGCTGATGCGGAACCTCATGGACAATATGTACAACCAGAACTTTGGGCGTTTCGCCGTTTTAGAGGGTCAGGCTAATCTTGATGATCTTCTTACACAAAGACCCGGCGGTGTAGTAAGAGTTAAATCTCCAAACGCAGTTACGCCTTTGACAACTCCTGCATTGGAGCCTTACACTTTTCAGATGCTTGAATATCTCGATAGTGTAAGAGAGTCAAGGGCCGGCGTATCTAGGATGTCTCAGGGTCTAAATGAAAACGCTTTGACATCTCACACCACAGCAACAGCAGTTAATGCAGTAATGGGGGCGGCACAATCACGGGTTGAACTGGTAGCAAGAAACTTTGCGGAAACCGGTGTTAAGGATTTAATGATTCAAATATATACCCTGCTTCACAAGAACCAAGATAAAGAGCGCGTAATTAAACTTAGAAACGAGTGGGTTCCTGTAAGGCCGGATGTATGGAAGGATAACTATGATTGCACTGTATCAGTAGCTTTAGGTAATGGTAATAAAGATCAGCAGATGAGTCACCTTTCCCAAATGATAAATTTCGCGGCACAGTCAATGTCTGGTGGATTGCGAATTGTTAATGAACAGAACATGTACAATCTTGGAGCGGCTCTAGTTAAGGCTATGGGTTTCCAAAATGTAAATGATTACTTAACAGATCCTTCACAAATTCCACCACAACCAGAACAGCCTTCTGCTGAAGAGCAGACACAAATGATGGAAGCTCAAGTTAAGCAGGAAGAGTTAAAAATTAAAACCGCAGAAATGCAATTAAAGGCACAAAAGATACAGCAGGAATATCAGAAATTAGCTGTTGATGCCAACCTAAAGCAACAGGAAATTAATCTCGAAAGAGAACAAAAACGAGCCGTAGCAATAGGAGCCACATGAGCGATTTTCTAAATGATGAAAGAGCAAGACATGCAAACAACTTATTACAAAACGAATTATTTATAGAAGCATTTGATGTTCTAAAAGAAGATTTAATGAACCGCTGGAGTCACAGCGGCTCGGCAGAATCGGAATCCAGAGAATCAATCTGGTTAGCGATGAGATTGCTTGATAGGATTGAAGG